AATTCACCATTAAGGTTATAGCGCCCCGTTATGAGGCGCGTTAGGGTTAGATGATTAAGCCTTTTTCATAGCTGGCGAAGGGGATGTCGTCATCGAAGTCATTTGCACCGCCGCCGCCTTGTGGCGCTGGTTGCTGCTGTGGTGCTTGCCTTTGACCTCCTTGTTGTGGTTGTTGGCTTGATACGCTCCCAAGCGTGCCGCCACCAGCCACACCATCTTTGCCATCAAGCATTTGCATAGAATTAGCTACAATCTCTGTCGTGTATCGGTCTTCACCTTGATCTGTCTGCCACTTGCGAGTTTGAAGCTTGCCCTCGACATAAACCTTCGAACCTTTACGCAAGTATTCGCCTGCGATTTCACCCAAACGATTAAACATGACAACACGGTGCCATTCTGTTTTTTCTTGCATTTGGCCTGTGTTCTTATCCTTCCAACTTTCAGACGTTGCTATACTGATATTCGCAATCGCTGAACCATTACCTGCATAACGAACTTCTGGATCGTTGCCCAAATTGCCAACGATGATTACTTTATTAACTCCACTCATTTTTAATATTCCTCAAGCCTGATTTGGCTTATTAAGTTGTTTTTTCTATTGCTGCCTGTCGCAACATTTCAGATAAAAGTAAATCAAGAAGACCTTTCGGGTCTGAGAACCTTTTCTTTAGGATTTTTGGATTCTTAATTATTGCTTTCTTTCTTCTTTTCTCTATTTTTTCACTAACGATCTCTTCATCAAAATATGAATGATCCAAGCTATCTTCTGAATGAATATTTCTTATATTGAAAAAGTCTCGAACCTCATTGCAAATATTGTCTTGGCAAAATTGATCCATTCTAAGGTCGCGTATTGTCGGCCTATTTAGATCCCTTCTGCCACCAATATTGCAAATTTCATACCCATTAGATCTAAGTTTTGACTTGCAAAGATTGCAATGGAACTCTGATTCATCAACTGTAGAAATAATTTCTGCAAGCTGTTGATCAGAGTATTGAGGCGCATAATATTGACGCATAGTTAAAGCTCTACCAACAGGGGTTAGGCTAAAATTAACCCTTTCATAGAAGGCTAAGTTAATAATTGCATCCATGTGATCGCCATTAAACTTTTCATCAATAACTTGCATAATTAACTACTGACTAGCTGCATTGGCTGAAGTCCTACACGATCAACTTCCTGCTCTTTTTCAGCCTGAAGAACTCTCGCTACGCTAATCTCCAGCGATGCGGAATTAATTATGTTTGTTGCAAGCTTGGAAACTGCTGTCGCTTGGCTTGCTGTTGATTTTCCCTCTCTAAGGGAGACAATTTCTTCAAAAAGAATACTTCTTAAGTCGCTTGTTGTTTTATTACTCACTTTTATATCCTCTGTTGTTAAATAGTTTATTTGAGTAGGCTGGTCGCAACTCCAGCTCGGGTAAAATCTTTCGAAGTTTTAACCCAATATCACAGAGCGGTCGCAATGTATGGGCAGCGACGTCTTTGTGTGTTTATACTCACAGCCTCCACTAGCAATACCCTAGTCATGTTTCCCAATATTTAAGCGCTTCCCCGATTCTCAGCGCCGCTACTCAAATAAACAATCTCAATAAAACCCGCCTTTAATAAGCCCTTACACCAACTAAAGGCGGGAACATATCCAACCTAACTTGGATTAATACCCTTGCACGGGTCGTGATTGGACGCAATACGCGCCTAATTCTTACAATAGAGTCTTTGCTTGCTCTATTAGTTCTTTGTGTGCTTTTAGGAAGTCGTTAGCCATCGTTTCGGTAGCAAATTCCAGAGACCTCGGTATATAAGCCTCATGAACCGAGACGTCATTAGATGATAATCTTGAGATTACCCATAAAGGCTTTCCTAAAACGCGCGGCTCTTTGCAATCGCCTACCCACATATCACGCATCAACTGAAGCTTTCGCAGTGCTTTGTATGGCTCTGGAGTGTATGAAGAAGCAATAAAAGTGCTATCTTTCACTGATAAAGTGTTGCATCTAGTGTAATACTCCCAGCTCTCAGGCCGCTTATTAGCCTTCTTCTTAAACGTCACAGTGTCTATCTCATAGCCGTCTGGGATGTCGAAAGTGCCATTCTCTGCTTTAACTGTTTTGCTTTCGGAGACTCTTTTGACCTTCATCTTGTTGATATGAATGCAAACATCCTTCTGGTTTGATTTATTTATAAAAAACGGGCACTCACTTCCATCATCAGCATCCAGTACAACGGTTTGACCTTTCTGATAGGCTTCTGGGTTCGCAGTATTTGACATAGTAATCTCAAACTCAGTCACACCTTCAATAATATCTACGTCTGGAAACGCTTCTTGTAATGGAGTGGTCATTATTATTCTCCTAAGTATTGCCACATGTAAGCATTACATCTCGCATGGGTAGCACCTAAAGTTAGCCCAGTCTTTCTATCATGATGAAGATGTACAGGCCATTTGAAGAAATTTCTAGGGAAGAGTTTTTCATCTATTTTTGAAGTCAAAACATCATTTCTAGCTTTGTGATTTAGCGGCTCATTGCAGTAATAACACCGTCCATCTTGCTGTTTAATATACTGCTCCCTAGCTTTCCTTCTAATAGACCAGTGAGAAGCATCGTAATTAATTGGTAGATCCATAGTTTTCATTATTTAATCACCATAGTTGTCTTATCTGTTATTAGCTCGGCACCTTCGCACTTCAGGCCGTCTTTCATAGCCGCTTTAAGGCCGTTCTTGTCGATTGATTCCTCTACCTTAGTGAACTTGTATAGCTCTGGTATCTTTGCTGCATCGGTGACTTGTAAAGACGCTGGATTCTTTCGATACGAGATCTTAAAGTAGTCATATTCAATCGATTCTTTGCCCGTTCGCTTCATGCTTTCGTCAATGTAGTTAAAAATGCTCAGCGCCTTGTTATTTAGCGCTTTAACTTCAGCGTTTAGCTTATCTGCGAGTTCTTTCTTTGCCTTCGCAGTTGCTAATAGATTCTCTCGATACTTCGCCACGTTTTCGATTTTCGAATCAATATCATCACTGTATGACGCTAGAGTGTCCGCGATAATCTCGGGCTCAATACCTTGCGCTTGCATGTCGTTAAACATGATTTGATAGTCTTTTGATATTTCAAATAAATTCATTATGCGGCCTCTTGTAGTTCTAATTTTTTAGCGTCTTTAGCATTGTTAATATCATCTAAATAACCAACCCCATGCACGCGCATAGCTTGATATGCAGCCGTGTAGATGTCTTTTAAGTCGTCTAGATTGGATGCTGAATTAATATCATCTACGTGAGTAGAAAGTAGGTCGTCAACACTTTGACCATCATTAAGCCAGTCCAGTAGCTTATCCCCAGTCTCATGAGTGATTGGCTTGTTTTCTTGATTTATAAAGATCCCAGTTCGATCTTTAATGGCTACGGCAAAGTGCCCATCATGAACAAGATCAAAAGCCAGCGTAAACTCATATTCAAAGTTATCTCTCTGAACTAATTTAGTGCCAAGTCGTACAATGCTTTTTTTACCGCCGTTATCTGATTGAGCCGTTTCTGTCTTACTTCTAGCCGTGCAAATAACATGAGCGTGACTATGAACAATCGCGTTAATGAATTGCTGATGCTCTTTAGTTGTATCACTCCAAGCAGACCAAGTATTGCCTCTAAATTTAGATCTAGCGGTAGCCTCATTTATCTCTAAACAGCCTCCAGAGCCTTCCCACTCGTGCGTGGCTGAATCAATTACAATTACAGAGTAGTTAGCCGCCTCAGCTCCCTTTATGGCCTCAACAAAACGCTGAGGGGTAAAAGGCGGATCTAGATTAAGCACATCAAAATCAAAGTTGTTTGCGTAAAGAGAAGCGCTGCCATTTTCTGTATCAATAAATGCTACGCGACCATCACCTTTGATTGATTGTGCAATAGTTAAAGCGCCGTATGTCTTGCCAGAGCCAGAAGGTCCACTAACGCAGAGTCTTAGCTTTGATTGTTGTCTAGTTGCTTTCTGGAACATCTTTAACCTCGCTTAATTCTTGAATTTCTTTGATCGTCATTACTATTGCCACTACGCCTAAACCTTGGAGGAGTTCGCGACGCTCTAATTCTTGTTGGTGAGCCTCTTCTGAAGTCATCACTAAATCCTCTCAATTAATAAAGCCACACCAATTACAGAAGCAACTAGAAAGATATTTAAAACCATGCGTTGTGCTTTGTTTAAGCCTTTGCGGTCTTGGCGGATCTTCTTAGCTCGGTTGTCCTGCCACTTCTTAATGCTTTGCTTGTCTGCTTTAACTGCCATCATGTAGCTCATGCTGTAGCCTCCAGCCTGTTTGGTAGTGCGTTTAAATATTCATTCCAGTCGCTAATAATTGGCTCTGGTAATTGTGGGTGGCATCTATCTCTTACGCCTTCCCACCATGCGATTAATTTTGCGGTGGTTAGATCTTTGTCATTAAATTCTGTCAAATAAGCAAACTTTGATGAAAACATAGAGTTTCCATGATTATTTCCCCACTTGGAAGGGTTATCATGAGCCCAAACAGTAAGATCGTCAGAGCTAGAAAACCCGAGTTCACTGGCAATCAATTCCATAGAATCCGTAAAACCTGTTCCATTACCGCTTGCTATCGACCAGTTACCAGCAAAGCACATAGGCGTATTGCACGCATGATAAATACGAGGATCCAGCATATCCACATCTTCAGGCAACTTATGCTGATAAGCCTTTAGTGGCTCAATGATGCTATTGAATTGTTCTCTAGTTGGTGTATGCACTTTAACTCTCCACTTGCTCTTTGATTGTCTTCATTGCTTGCTTCAATTCTGCAAGCACATCAATTCTTTGGTTATCGCTCATGCAGTCTTTATTCAAGATCAGCATTAGGTTTTTTTTAATCTTATATCCAGCATCGCTAGTGCTTTGAATGTGTCGGCCTGACTCTTTATCAAACTTGTAATATTGGTCGAAAAGCTGATCGCCAAAAGCTTCGTCGAGTGCCTCGGTTGCTGCTGCTTCTTTCAACTCCGCCTGTTCTTGAATATGATAATCACAAAGCAACCCATCTTCAGTCTCGACTTCTGAAGAACACAAGTCACATATAACTTTAGTGGCAATACCACCGCCGTCATAGTTTCTTTCTGCTGCTTCAACACTCACTCCTAAATACATAAATCACCTCTTTAAATTAGTTAGCGTTTTTAATTGCGCCACCAATCAGCTTGGGGGGCTGTGTTAGTTAAGCCGCTTTAGTTAGTGGCTCCGCTTTGATGAATTGCATTGTGCGATATAATGCGCACGCAGTCAACCCCAATTACGCGAAATATGTACATTATTTTTTTTAGGGCATAGAAAGGCTTAATTTAACTCATTCCTTATTAATGATTATTATCAAGTTAATCGCAAAGCAAATTGATGCATATATATTGCATAAAGTTGTTGACATGCTAACGCTAAATATAGCACAATACAACACATGAACTTACACGATAAAACTATTGCTGCAATTGAAGCAGCAATCAAAACAAAAAAAATAACGTTGAAGAAGCTATCAGAGGATTGTGATGTTAGCTACAGATGGCTTCTTACTTTCAAGTCTGGCGATGCCCCTGAAGCGGGTGTTACAAAAGTGCAGAGGGTTTATGACTATTTAAAAAAGAGAAAATAATTGCCTCCATTTTGCCCCCCTCTTAGGGGGGGTTAACCACTATAAAAATAAATTATAATAATGAAAACAGATACAGGATTAATCGAGTTTGGAGTAGTTGGCGGATCATGGTCTGTCACGAAAGGACGCGAACACCTAAACACAAACAAGAAAATCATGGCGGCAATTAACTTTTGCCGCTTCATGAACGGGAACAATGGATAACCAAACACAACTATTAATAATCGTAATTATATGCGCCTTCTTTGGTGCTTTATACATTACTTATACGGTAAATATGGAGGCGGTACTGTGAAGATCACAATATCTAAGGTTGATTCACCAATTGGCATGATATGGGCTATTACAAGCGGCTCTATCAATCCGAATGATGCTTATGCAAGGGTTTGCATTGCTGAGTATTTATTGGCGCTTAATGAGGAGTTTTAGACAATGATTTTAGAAAGCGAAAGAGAGCTAGAAATTTACCTGTCTAGCGAGATGCAAGACGACTATTTTTCCTGTGTCGTCACAAATCTTAATTATAGAAAACAGTTTACACAACTTAAATTAGGTATTTACGGAATAGCGGACATAGTTCGGGTTTGTCGTTGTGATGATTCTGGAGTTATTGAAATTCAATTGATGGAGCTGAAAAAATGCGCTCTAAACAAAGATGCCATATCTCAAATATGCCGATATAAAAGAGGTATCGATGAGTATATGCGCGAATATCACAGTGATTTAGATTATGAGATTTCTGGTGTTTTGCTTGGCAGCAGTCTAGCGTCAATGGACTTGAAGTTCATGATTGACGAAATTCCTTGGCTTAGTGCGTACACATATCAGCTACACATGAGCTGCGGAATTCGTTTTTTTGAAATTCCTGCAATTATGAATTATGAAGAGCCAAGCAATTTTACAGAAGAGCTATCAGGAACAGTGCGCGAATTGCAAAAAATTGAACTGTCAAACGAAGGCGTAAAGACATAATTATGCATTACTACAGCTTTAATATTGCTGACTATCGCAAAGACACTCACCACCTTGAGCCACTAGAGCATTACATATACCGATCCTTGATGGACTCTTATTACTTGGATGAAAAGCCAATACCGAAAAAAACCCAGTCGGTTATTCGTCGGTTGCGGTTGGGTAGCGATCAGTTAAGTTTGCTTGAAAATGTGCTGAATGATTTCTTTATTTTGGTTGGTGATGAATGGCATCACAAGCGTATTGACTCAGAAATTGAAGATTATCAGAGCAAATGTAATAAAAACAAGGTTAATGGCAAGAAAGGCGGACGACCTAAAAAACAACCACTTAGTGAATCTGATAAACCGAAAAAAACCCAGTCGGTTAATTTGGATAACCCAAGTGAAAGCGAATTAAACCCTAACCAAGAACCAAGAACCAAGAACCATAAACCAATAACCAATAACCAAGAAAAAGAATCGTCTGTCGACTCAAAGCCTACGGCTGGTTTTAATTTTAAAAACTCGTTGATTGACTTAGGTATTGATAAACAGGTTGTAGATGACTGGTTAATAGTTCGTAAAAACAAAAAAGCATCAAATACAAAAACAGCGTTTAACAAAATTAAAAACGAAATTGATAAATCAAACTTGAGTGCTAACGAAGCTGCAATATTTGCAGTGGAAAAATCATGGGCTGGTTTTGATACGTCTTGGTTATCTGGTGAACAGAATCAAAAACCGAGCGTTAAAAAACTTGGTGACGCTGAGCTGGTTTCTCTCGCAGGTGAGCTGAGCATTCAAACAAGCGGCTTAGACCGTTGGGGACTGATTAACGCAATCGAGGCAAAACAAAATGGATAACCTTAATTTACCACCTCAAGCAATCGAGGCTGAGCAATCGACACTGGGCGCGATGATAATTGACAGCCGATGTGTTGACGACGTGCTAGAAATTTTAACGCCAGATAATTTTTACCGTACAGACCATCAAGAAATATTTTCTGCTATTTCAGCAATGAGCGAGAAAGCGAAAGAGATTGATGTGGTGACTGTTGCAGAGCATTTGATGGTTCAGGGCAGCGACGTTGATATGGGTTATTTGAACTCACTCAGCAGAAATACGCCAACATCATCAAGGGTCGTGAGCTACGCGAAGATCGTTCGTGATCGCTGGGCGCTACGCAAGATCATTGAGACATGCAATGACACGATACAGAGCGCTTACGAGCCTTCTGGGCTAACTCCAGACGACATCACAAACAAGCTGGCACAAGATACGTCAAATATCACTGTAGATCGCACGCAAGGAAACAATCTAAGCATCCGCGACGTGCTGATGAACACCAACGACATGCTAGACAAAAACATGAACATGTCGGGCGAGTTAATCGGGTGGTCTACTGGGCTGCGAGACATCGACAAAATCACAAGCGGATTGCAGCCAAAGCTATACGTGATTGCGGGGCGTCCTTCGATGGGCAAAACAACATTCTCGATGAACATGGCCGAGGCTGTGTGCAATGCGGGTGGTACGGCTCAGATTTTCACAATGGAAATGCCAAACGAAGAAATTGGAGCGAAGATTCTATCAAGCCAAGGGCGCGTTGATTACGGCAAGATTAATCGACCAAAAGAGTTGGGCGATGACTGGGCGCGTATTACGTCGGCAACTGGACGCATCGCGGCGGGTGATACACCTTGGAAAATGTTCATAGACGACGGCGCTGACATCACCATTGATCACATTAGATCAACATGCCGAAAAGTTAAAAACGCTCACGGGCTTGACCTTGTGTTAATTGATTACTTGCAGCTAATGAAGCTACCCAAGGCAGATCGCGTTGATTTATCGGTGGGGATGGTTACAAGGCAGCTTAAAAACCTATCTAAGCAGCTTAATGTCCCCGTGGTGCTGTTATCTCAGCTAAACAGGAGTGTTGATGCGCGTCCAGACAAAAGACCTGTTATGAGCGATTTGAGGGAGTCGGGCGCAATTGAGCAAGACGCGGACGTAATCATGTTTGTTTACCGCGACGAGATGTACAACCCAGACACAGAAAGAAAGGGCGTTGCAGAAATTTTAATTAGAAAGAATCGAGGCGGCGAGCTTGGCGTTAGAAACGTTGTTTTCCGTGGTGAGTTTCAGCGCTTCGATGACTTTGAATATCAATCGAGAGAGAACTAAAAATGAGAAAGATAAAGAATAAATATTCACGTAGATTTTTGGCTGTTATTTGGGTGATGGTCGCGGCTGTTGTCTTCTTCTTTATTTGGGCTGTTAAGGCGCTTACTGAGGTTGTTATTGGGCTGGCTTATGGTGATTTATCACAGGTTATTTACGAATCAAGAGTTAAGGCGGTTGTGCTAAGCAGCTCTCTCAACAGCATTTCTCATGATCTATGGGAGGGCGAATAATGCAACAACATAGCGCAGTAGAGAGATTCATAAATGACTTAAACGCTGGATTGATCATCGGCACGGATAACAACACATGCCGCAAGTATGGCGTTAATGATGTTCGAGATTTAGCGCGTAAAGCTAAGCGCAAAGGCTTCGATCCAAAGCGAGATTATGAGCAAGTAAAGAGTCGAGGGCATAGCGTCCGCGTCGTTAAATATTCAAAGGGGTGGTAATCATGAGCAACGAAAGAGAGATTTATAAGCAGAACAAACGCCAGTTAATCACAAATCCAAACAGCTCAATAGCAGGAATTGTAACAGGCCAGATTAAGACAAAGCCAATTAAACCAAAAGCACATAAGGGAGCGAAATAATGCAGCCATTAAATAATGTAAAGCGCGAAGAACGCCGATTATTGCAAAGCCGTGTTGATGACTTTGTTAACGCTGGCGGTGTTATTCAGCAATGCACTACAGAAGACAACACCAATCACGACGCAACATCAAAGCGGTCAACTAATTATCGCGTTAAAGGTCTTCAGAAAATGAACGGCGGGAAGTCATGAGCATTGACCAAAAGATAGCAGAAATTCACACAGAGCTTACACAGATAGCATCTAGCCAAGCGAAGTTGTTATCTCAGAAGAATAAGCTACAGATGCAGCTTGACGCATTGAGAAAAGAGCAGCAAGGCCAACTGACATTAAATAGCGAGCAAGAGAGCAGACTAGCGGCTATGGAATGCGGTTCGGGTGGTTGTGAATGAGCAAGCTTGAGGAGCGTTTCATATTCCACGCTAACGCAATGAAGCTGCCACGTTATGAGAGAGAATACCGTTTTGCAGCTCACCATGTAGGGTTTGGCAAGGGGATTAGGAAGAGGCTCAAAGACGCTGACATGCAAGATTGGCGTTATGACTTCTTTTTTGTTGATTATGATTTGGCGGTTGAATTGAATGGTGGCAACTGGGGCGGTGGCAGACACACACGGCCTCAAGCATTGCAGAGTGAATACAGAAAGATGAACGCGTCGGCTTTGCTTGGTCATACAGTGCTTATCTTTGATACGGGAATGGTGAAAAGCGGCGAAGCGACAATAAGAGTAAAGCAGATGATTAATTTAATTGATGCAAAGAGGGGTGAGTAATGACTGTTTCAATTCACGTGAATAACATTGATAGCTTGAAAGAGGTTCAGCTGTCTTGCTTAGAATTGCCTCTCGATGGCTCTCATGAGGTCATCATAAAGCGCCTTCCTAAGACTAGGACAGCGATTCAGAATAGAGCGCTTCATAAGTATTTAACAATGCTTGCAGATAAGCTCAATGACGCTGGTTGGTCATTCTGGACGGCGTTATTGCGTAGACCTAAGCAGGCTTATGAGTCGAAAAAGAAAGAGATTCTAAGTAAGTGCCACCAATTACACCTGCATGATCAACGATTCATTGATGGCATGGAATTTATTATTGATGCAATGCCCAAGGCGGATGTCGAGTGGACATGCGCCACCGTAAAGGAGCATCTATGGCGTCCAGTTCAGATGTCTGTCGTCGGCAAAGAATCAACAGCAGAAGCGGAGCGCAAAGAGTACTCAACAATTTATGATAATTTAAACCGCTTCACTTCAGAAGCATTCAAGATTGGCCTTGCATGGCCTGAGAAGGAGAGTAAATAGTGGCATTTATTAAATTCAGTAAAAACGAACATGGCATTGAGAAGGCACACTTCTTTTGTGACGCGTGTGGCATTGATTATTCTGTTTGTCCAGCGCCAAAAGTTATAGAGTTTAATGATTGGAATAATTGCATGGGCGCTGATTGTGATAGCTATGACGCATCAAGAGATGTTGACGCTGCTTTTGATTCAGATGAAGAATTTAAGGAGCGTGCCGTTGTTAGTTTTGAGTCGATAAAGTTGAGGAAGCATTTCAAGGAGAATAAGCAATGAGTATTTTAAGTATGTGTTTGATTGCTGTGCCAGTTTATTTTTTATGCTTCATGCTTGCGTCAAGTTCTAGCAATTCATGCGATTTATTTGGAGATTATGAATGAGTATTTTAAGTATTTATTTAATTGGGTGTTTGGTGTCGTTGGCTTGGTTTGTTTTTTTCATAACAAAAGATGATGTGATTATACTTCATAATTGGCGCGAACTAAGCTACGAAGAGATATTTTTAATTCTATTTATGATTGCTATCTCATGGGCTGGGGTGGCTGCATTATCTTACTTCCTTTTATCAGAAATCGACTGGGATAAAAAGCCATTTGGTGATGATTAATGAGCTCACCTAATGCAAAACAAAAGCGCTGGATGGCTCGCGTGGCTGATTATGGGTGCGTCGTTAGTGGTAACTCTAATATACAAATACACCATTGCGTAGGACGTACAGCAAAGCATAACAAAATAGCCGTAGGTCATTGGTTTATATTGCCTTTATCGTTTGAATTGCACGACGTTTCAAGCAATAACGAGTATAATGTTTCTAAGTGTAAGAATGCATTTATTGATGAATTTGGCGAGGAGAATGAACTATTTATGAAAATGTTTGTTGAGCTAATTAAACAAGAATCAGAGAGTCCATTCCCTGACTATTCGGACTTTCCAGAACTTAATGTAATCGGTGCTATTATGGGGTGGGTTAGATGAATAAGTTAGATATTGAAATAAAGACACGCGCGGACATTCGCAATAATACATTCCGACGTTTGAGCGATGTTGAGCAAGACGAAGACAATAACCAGCAATTCGTAAATGATCTTAAAGCTGAATATAAGCGTCTAAGCAAGACTAAGACGATTCAAAGCATAAGAGAACAACGCAAGAAGCTAGAAGCGGCTAATAAGCTATTGAGGCAGTGGTCTAACTGGTATTACAGCGAACGCCGTGCAATAGAGCGTGAGACTGGCGCAATGACAACAGGCTCAAGCACACCGAGCCAAGAGCCGATCACCGATGTGATGATGGAAAATATCAACGGCGTTATCGCTAAGCTTCCATTGTGTTACGTGAACTTTATTAATACCCAGTACACTTTTAGGCTTGAGATAAATCATAAATTCAAGCAAGAAAACCCACAAGGCGAACTAACGGATAGGGAATACTCCAAGAATATGCGAGATTATTTTTATAATTGGGTTGGCCTGAAAGAGCGAACATACGAGAGGCATCTAAGGTGCGTTAAACTTAAATTTATGGATTTAGCGGGTGTTTTATGAGTGATAGTAAAAAGTGGCACCCTTTTGATCCATCCAAGGGTTATAGGCAGAAAAGGCCAAAAGAAAAAAAGCACGTATTAACCTTGATTAGCGGGGTTGCTGACAAAGGGGTTCCGCACTCTATTGTTGTTGGTTATATGAAAAATGCAGCAGGTGATAAATCATCCCCTTACTTTGTTACTGCTGGCTGCAATTTTAACCATGAGTATAGGGTTATTGCTTGGTGCGATTGCCTAGGTGATGAAGTTGGGGGCGTTATTGCGCAGGCGTATATGCAGTTTTTATGAAATTATTCATTTAGGGCTTGCATAATTTGGCGGAACGTGTTTTTATATATGTAAATCTGCGGTTCTTTACGCGGAAAACAAAATATAAAACTTCATACTTTTGAAAATTTCTCATACAAATAATGGCAAGTAGCTCAATTGGTAGAGTGTCGCACTGTTAATGCGTGGGTTGTAGGTTCGAGTCCTACTTTGCCAGCCAAAATACATATTCGCTAACTACAAAACATAACCGTCACAACTCACAATTTTCTAAACTAGGGGCTACTACGTTGCGGCTACCACTTAAAAGAAAAGTTGGGCGGTTACTTTATGTCTCTATCTGATGGGCGACCCCGTTGGTTAAGTTGCAACTAGAGATAAGCTTGCCTTAGGGCTGGCGATTCAGTTAGTGCATTTTTCGCACCAACTGCCAAGTCCTTATGCAGAAACGCTAAGGCATTAATTTCAGCATGTAAGCAACCCTTGCATGCTCACCAAGACCATACAAAGGCGCGTCCCGTATGGCTGGCGCAAGTTGATCATGCGCCACTAAACCTTGAAAAAGGTCATTTACTAGAATCTGAACCAAGCATAACTTGATGTAGGATTCACCCGAGCCCCACTGCTTCATAGCGTGGGGCTTTTTTTATGCAGGTCTAGTTGTGACACCTTCACGGCTGCAAATTAGTCAAGGCCGCTATTGACCAAAAGGCCACCAAACAAGGATAAATTATGCCTCAAACAATACCAGACACGCCCGTTTCTCGCGATTGGATTAGTCTCAATGACGCGACAGGCATTGCGGTTGGAACAGCTGTAAATATTCAGCATAAGAGCTGGAAGCGTAATGTTATTATTGCAGAGGGCGTGATGCCTGCTGCTGATTCAATTAGCGGTCGATTGCTTACCCCTCAAGAGCGCTCGGTATCTTATCGCGCTGGCTCTGATGAGCTATGGGTGAGAACCAAAAATGGTTCAGCCTTGATTCACGTTGAGGCTCAGTAATGCCAGTTCAACCGATAAATAATTCGAGTGATGGCGGCTCAACTGCTGTCGTTTCTGGAGATAATCTATTTACCGCTGACCTTATGTCTAGTGGTGATAGATCACACACTTTAAACGACCAAGATCAGTTAGAATTTATTAAACTAACCCCGCTTGGCGATCAAGAATATCTATTTCGAATCGGCAATGGTGTGTTCGAGGTTGACTCGCGTGAGTATAGCGGCGCTACTCTGCTAGACAGGGGGCGCTTCATTGTTGGTGCTGGTGGTGTTAATGAGTCTTATTCTGGCTTTGGCACATACACTATTAATGGCAGTGCAGGGCTTCCTAGGCAGCGCCGCATATCTAATGGTAATAACGCTCAGCCGAGCTATGGCTCGCCCTCAGTGGTGGATGCTGTAGCGCAATTGGATTTTAATGCTGATGAGCCTACTTTGGGCTTTGGTATTAATGGTAATTACTATTGGAACACGACCGCAACGCCTACGCGACCTGTCGGATTGTATGCAGTAGTTCCTAGCTTCGATACTCTCTCAGGCTTTGATTTTGAGCTACAAACGGATGAAACGTTAGTTCGCATAGACGGCGAGGTGTTTAGCTCGTTTAATGGGGCGTTAAATCCTATTGGTGGGTTAGGCGTGCAAGTCCAGCCGCCTCTATTTGAGGGGTTCAGCGTTTCCAATGCTGGCGGTCGTCAAAGCGCTGGTTCATTTACGGCTACATGCTCGGGTGAATACACGTTTAGATTTAGTGGCACTGGCTTCACTGGCTCAAGTGGTGCAATCTTATATGTGGGTGCGACACAAGGAACGCAAGACTTATTCAATGGTGAGGGTGATCGTTTATTCACTGCTACACCAGAGAAAGAATACGCAATCTCTCTAGAATCAGGGCAAGAAATATTTATTGATTTCTTTGCTGGCGGAGGTTCTTCAGCGGCTAATTTGATATTAGATGTCATTGCGCCTGCGGATTGCATACAAGTACCACGTCAGGAAGAAGACCGTGTGCTTAATTTGGTTAATGAGCCAACAGGCATATACCAAGTTCATTTTTCAGACTTCAGTGACGCGCCAGTCTCATTGCCCAATAACATAGTGTTGGGATTTGACTTGACGTCTATGTCTGGAATGGAATTAATTATCAATCCAGAGGATGATTTAACTAATCAACGTAACTGGGCAAAACAGCAGATTGATGTAGACGACCTGTTAAGAAATTTTGCTTCTGGCTCACCAGCAGATGCAAGCGTGCATATTTTCGATAATGATTTTTTAAACATAAATGTTATCGACCCACTAACGGGCGAATTATCTATTACTGACAGTGGTAGGGAAGTTCGTATTCTTAATATTGAAGTTAGAGCTCCTATTACAAGTGTTCGTAATCGGATTGATGTGATTACTGGTGCTGGTGTTGTTTTAACGCCTAGTTATGCAGATATTGGCGCGGTTAACCCAGAATTATCGGGTGTGCGCGACGGGGATATTGTTCTAATCACTTATGGCGATGGAACAAGGGCGCAAGGGATATTCCTAGACAATGAGGCTAATGTAGCTAGAGAGGGTGGGCTAGCTACTGGTGTTCAGATTGTTGATTCTAATCAAGTGCAAGTTCGCGCCTTGGTGGGTGGTAATAGTGGCATTGACTCTATTACTATTTTAACTAACAAGTTAGCGCCATTAATTCCACTTCCTTATCTGCCAGCAGGACAGCCCGTCACATACGAAGATACTGTCGACGGTCAATTTTATGATCTAACAGAATACAGCAACACGGCTACGTCAATATGGAATCAGTTGAACGCTGATGGAAGTTTTACGCGTCTTTTTGCTATACCAAGCACGTACATACTTAAAACTAGCTTAGAGCCGACTCTACCGCTAGATACAGATGGCGCAACAAGCACCTTTTTCAATAAAGACGTAGACACGTTCGCTGTTAACTTCAGAAGTAACGTAGGATCAGCAATTAACTTGGAAATATTCGTTGAGTCTGTGCCTTATGCAGACATCCCAGATCTAGTCTTGCCGACGATTGCTAACGGCGTGATCACATACGAAAACAGGGTTAACTCAGACGGCACATATAACCATTTATTTTCTATGCAATTAGCGCCAAATGAGAATCCATCAAATATTACAAGTGGCTTGTTGTTCCCTGCTGGCAATAACAATAACGGCAGTAATCCGCCAACGTTCCATTATGAGCTTGCCTAATGGGAAGCATTGATAATGAAGATTGGCGGTATTGGTGATGCATGAAAGACCGCGTAATGAACATACTAGAGTTTGCCGAGATGATTGATTGCATGACTGATGAAGAATGCGAGAGCATAAAAGGCAAGCTAATAGTAATGGATGGCTGTATATGCGGCTATCACATGAAAGAGGATGAAGGCAGTGAGCCAAGCTAACCCAACAGACATAGAATGCACTAAGTATGCAGAGAACTATGTTTTATATGGTGATCAATCTAGAGCGTTTAGAGCAGCGTTTCCAGATAGCAAGGCGACGCCAGAAAGCATTAATGTTAAGGCGGTTGAGTTCCATAAGATAGTTAAGGTTCAGTTAAGGATTGCAGAATTGCACGCAAGTATAAATGGAACTGCTAACGAGGCGGCCTTATTTACCGCTGAAGAGGCGATAAGAGAATTAAACGAGAATCGTGAGGCTGCAAAGGAAGTTGGTCAAGTGGCTGCAATGAATCAATCCACGATGGGCAAGGCGAAGATTGCAGGCTTGTTGATTGATAAGCAAGAACTAACAGGAAAGGATGGTAAGGACTTAGTGCCAGACGCCATTCAATTTGTGCCTTATGACGGAGAAGAAGACTAGAAAAGTTAGGTTTCCGCCTAAGCTGGTTCCTGTACTGGATTTATCTGCACATGTTCCTTATAGAGGATCACGTGGAGGCAGGGGTAGTGGCAAGACAAAGAGCTTTGCGCGTGCTTCTGCTTACGCAATGGATATTCGTAATTGCAATATTCTTGTTTGCAGGGAGATTCAGGCAAGCATTAAAGATTCATCGTTTGCTGAGATTAAAGATGCCATCGAGGATGATGAATACCTAAATAGCCGCTTTGATTGTGGCATTAATTACATACGCCACTTGTTTAATGGCAAAGAGTTTATTTTTCGAGGGCTGAAGAATAATATCTCTGCGATTAAATCGCTGGCGAACATTGGTATCACTTGGGTAGATGAAGCAGACCCAGTAAGCGAAAACAGTTGGGCGAAATTAATACCTACTGTTAGGCGCTTTCCTAAAAGTGAAATCTGGCTTACATGGAATCCAGAGGTGGAAGACAACGCAACGGATCGTCGCTTTGTTCAGAACCCGCCTAAAGACTCACGAATAGTTGAGCTAAATTATGGCGATAATCCTTGGTTTCCAGAAGGTCTAGAAGAAGAGCGTCAAAGAGACTTAAGTATAAATCCAGATACATACGCTCATGTGTGGGAAGGGGATTATTTAAGAAACTCAGACGCCGAGATATTCGCTAACAAATGGCAAGTTGAAGCGTTCGAGCCTGAAAACAATTGGCAAGTCTATTACGGCCTTGACTTTGGCTTCAGTCAAGATCCAACAGCTTGCTTGCAGGTCTACATGAACAAAGACTTGATCTATGTTCGCAAAGAGTCGGGCAAAGTAGGTCTTGAGCTAGACAATACTGCTGATTATCTTAAGCGAACAATGCCTGAAATACATAATCAGATAGTAAGCGCTGATTGTGCTAGACCTGAATCGATTAGCTATCTTAAGAGAAACGGATTAAGCCGAATCAGGTCATGTAAGAAGTGGCAAGGAAGTGTCGAGGATGGCATCTCATTCATTCGTAAGAATCGCGGAATAGTTGTTCATCCAGACTGCAAGGAATTGATCAGAGAATTAAAGCTTTATCGATATAAGGTAAATCCAAACACCGATGAAGTCACAGATAAGATTGTTGATGCCCACAATCACTATTTAGACGCATTACGTTACGCATTAGACAAATTAATAACGAACAAAGGCTACACCATTCACCTATGAGCGAAAAAGCAAAGTTAAAAAGCAGGATCGCCACAACAGATGGCCTTACCTCGCTTTACTCGGGCATGGGTAATAGCAAGTTCGATAAGAAAGAGACGACTAAGTACAAGTTTAATTACGCTGACTACTTAGACGATTATGAGCTTGAGGCAATGTACCGCCTAAGCTGGGTGGCTAAGAAGATTGTAGAGACAAAGCCAAAGGACGCGGTGAGAAATTGGCGCGATTGGCAAGCGGATAAAGATCAGATCACAGCCCTACAATCAGAAGAGAAGCGCTTAAAACTACAAGAGTATGTTTTAGAAGCCGCAATCAAGGGCAACTTATTTGGTGGCGCTGCAATCTACATGCACACTAATCAAGACCCAGAGGAGCCATTAGATGTTAACAAGGTTGGTAAGGGCGGTGTTGAGTATTTAACGGTATTAACAAACACCGATTTAAAACCATTAGATATTCAAGACGATCCAACACAGCCAAACTTTAACAAGCCGACTTACTACGCAATTAGTAATTCAGAAGAAGCAACTAAAATTCATTACACGCATTTAATTGTGTTCTTGGGGAATAAGTTGCCAGACGTTAGATTGTCTGGACGCTTCTCTAGCGGCTTTACTAATGATGACTCGACATATTGGGCTGATAGCGTGTTGCAAGTCGCTTACACGGCCTGTCGTAACGCTGACTCAACTATCAGCAATATTGCATCGCTAGTGTTTGAGGCTAATGTCGATGTTTTTGGTATTCCTGACTTCATGGACGGACTTGCTGATAAAGAATATGAGAGCAAAGTTTTAGAGCGCTTCCAATTATCGAACATCTCCAAAGGGATTAATAAAGCGATAATTAAGGACGCTGAGGACACATACGAACGCAATCAGATCAATTTTTCGAATCTCGATAAGATTATTGAGAAGTTCTTAATGATTTGCGCGGCTTCTGCTGGCATTCCATGCACTAAGTTCATGAGTACTTCAGCTCAAGGCATGAACGCCACAGGTGATGGTGACAAACAGAATTATTACGATGACATCAAGATTGTTCAATCTTTAGAGCTTGAGCCAGCAATGATGTTGTTTGATGAGTGTTTGATTCGATCAGCATTAGGCGCAAGACCTGACAACGTAGAATTTAAGTGGGCAGCATTAGAGCAGCTAAACGATAAAGAAATCGCGGAAATTGGCAAAATAACCGCTGATACTGCTAAATCATTGAGCGAGACGGGGTTATATGCTGCTGAAGTGCTTCAAGAAGCCGTAACAAGCAAGTTAGTCACTTCAGGCACATTTGCTGGCTTAGACAATATTCTCGATAAGGCGGCGAACACAGAGCCTGAGACATTTGGCCTAGAAGATGAATAAGGTTGATTTAACTCAGCTCACTAGCAGGCCAAAAGGAACGGAAATAGCGCTCCCTCAAATACAGGAAAGAATCGGCACACAGCAACAATACGAAATATTATTAAAGCGCATGTTGAGTCGAATGGCTCAAAGCGTCAGGAATAATGTTGTACCAGCGCTAAAGCGGTTTAGGTCAGCTAATGATGGCTTAACGTTCGATGATGACATTGAGATCACAGAGTATCGTGCAGAAGCCGAAAGTTTAGCGTTTGAGTTTGGCACATTGTCCCTTGGGGTTCTTGAAGATGAGCGACTTCGACACACGCGAGCTTTTAGAGAATCAGTTAGACGTGCTTTAGCTATTGATATAAGCGCTGTGATAACTGACTTGGATTTATTCGAGTACATCGAAGATTATACGGCTGTAACCAGATCATTAATTAACGGCCTCACTGAAGAGAATGTGAGAAACGTTGAGCGAATCGTTAGAGAGAATAAATTCTCAGGCGGATCATTTAGGCGCATTGAGCAGGAGCTGAGAGATACTTTTGATCTATCTCGCAAGCGTGCCAACTTGATTGCAGTTAACGAGACACAGAAGCTTACAGCTAATCTAAATCAGATTAGACAAGAGCAAGTAGGAATTACACATTACGTCTGGAAGGATAACGACGACCAACGAGTAAGGCCGCTTCACAGGGAATTAGACGGAAAACGTTTTAAGTGGGGTGAGCCAACAGGAGCTGAAGGAGGTAAGCCCCCTGGGCAGCCTGTTAGATGTCGCTGCAATGCAATTGGCGTTGTGACTTTTTAGGACAAGTACAAGGCAGAATTAGCCCAAAACCAGATAGCACTTCTCCATTAGTTGAGCCTCCGCAGATTAAACATCTCGGGGGCTTTTTTTGGGGTCGATTTTCTTGGGTTGCTTTTCACTCATAACGGATGAGTTTACATGAATTTTATTGAAGATACGACCTTGCAAGGTATTCGTCAAACTAAAGGCGGGTATCTAGTAGGTGAAGTGGATTGTGCGCGTACAGGTATTCAACTGTACACGGGCGATGAGGTAGGCCGCCCTGACATGGATGTTGTGGCGGTTTATCGATCAGAGGATGAGGTCTTTAGCCGTCAAAGCTTGCAGACATACGCAGGCAAGCCAACAACCAACGACCACCCACCAGTACCAGTAGATGCAAGTAACTGGAAGGAGTACGCCGTTGGTGATATTGGCGAGGATGTAATACGGAATGGTGATCGTGTACGTGTGCCGATCAAATTAATGGACGCCAAAGTGATTGAGCAAGTGCTTAACGGCAAGCGTGAGATCTCTATGGGCTACACCACGGAATTGGTGTTCGAGGATGGGGTGACTAAGGACGGTCAGCCCTACCAAGCAAAACAAACAAATTTGAATATGAATCATCTTGCCATCGTTCAACGAGGCAGGGCGGGGCATGAATGCCGTGTTGGTGACAGCAATGCGGATAAATGGGGCGTTAGCCCACTAACTATTGACAAAGAGGAAGCGAAAGTGACCGATACATTACGAAATGTCATTGTTGACGGGCTATCAGTTAAGACTACTGATGAAGGCGCTCAGGCAATCGACAAATTAACAAAGGAATTGACCAAGGCTAATGATGCTGCGGCTTTGATTGCAACTGACCATGCAACATCTATTGCAGCAAAGGATGCTGAGTTAGCTAAAAAAGACGCTGAGATTGATTTGCTTAAGGAAAAGCAATTATCGGATTCAGACATCGACGCATTAGTAGCTAAGCGCTCTAAGCTTATTTCAGATGCAAAGACTTTAGCAAAAGACACTGATTTTGACGGCTTATCCGAGCTAGAGATCATGACGGCGGCTGTAATGGCTGTGCGTGGCGCTGAAGTAGTCAAGGATAAAGAGGCAGCTTACATCGAAGCGGCTTTTGACTTAGCGCTAGATGGTGGCATGGCTACCGACAAATTCAAGGAAGGAATGCAAGGCCGTAAAGCCCCAGTTCAAACAGGCGATAACGGCTATCAAGCTTACAAGGATCGCTTAGAAAACGCTCACAAGGAGGCTAAATAATGCCAATTCAAATTGATTATCAAGATCGGTTAGATCGAGGCCGCGCAGGCCATATTCACAACACTGAGTTGTGTAACTTATTCTCTCGCGGCGTTGAAGATGCTGCTGGTATTGGCTTTGGCGTCCCAGTAACGCGAGGCACAAACGAGCGTTCAATCACTGCGATTGATTCTGGTGATCCAGTCCTAGGCATCACATGCCGTGATCGCTCAGCAGTGGGCACATTGGCTAACGGCTTTGCTCAATATGAAGAATCACAAGTATCTGATTTTGGTTATGTCGATGTGGCAGTAACTGAAGCTGTTAACGCTGGCGATCCTGCTTTCTTCAGTATTGCAGATCAAGCTTGGGGTAATGCTGGTGCGATTCAGTACGGCATTTACGACACATCAACAACAGGTGCAGGCACTGCCAGCATCCGCATTCGATAAGGAGATTAGAAATGGTTGATATTTATACAGGTGATGAAGCACAGGCTAATCTTGGCTTTGTTATCGCACAAACTACGCATATTGAGACTCAGATTAACGAAGTTAAATTCGCTGAAGTTCAATACCCAGAGCTAATCCCAGTAGACACAAGCGCCAATGAGTACGCTAAATCGGTCACTTACTTCTCTAGCGAAGATTTTGGTAAAGCTGAATGGGTTAATGGCAATTCAAGTGATGTGCCAATGGCTGGTGTTGAGCGTCAAAAGTTCGAGACTCAAGTCCATACTGCTGGTATTGGTTACGGTTACGGCATGGAAGAAGTTGCACAAGCTCGCATGTTAGGCCAAAACTTAGAAGCTGATGGTGCGCGTGCTGCGCGTCGTGCTTATGAGTATATGGTTGAAGAGATTGCATTGAATGGTGATGCTTCAAAAGGCTTTCAAGGCTTCCTTAATCATGGCGATGTTGAAGTCGATCAGGCGGCGACGGGTGGCTGGAATGCAAATACTGCACCTAACGAGATTCTAAACGACATTAACGTGTCTATTGTTGGTCAAGCTGCACGAACTAACTTTGTGGCTTTCTCAGACACTGTTGTGTTGCCTTATCAAGCACTATCTCTTATTGCTTCAATGCAGAATGGTGACGGCAATGACACAACTGTTTTGGAATTTGTTAAGCGTAACAACTTATACACGGCTAAAACAGGTCGACCGCTAATGATTCGGGCTATGCGTGAGCTAAGTGGAGCAGGTGCAGGTGGTACTCAGCGAATGATTACATACCGCCGAGATCCAGACGTTTTAAAGCTTCATATCCCAATGCCTCACCGCTTTATGCCCCCGCGTCGAGTGGGATCATTTCGATACGAAGTAGACGGATTGTTCCGCTTAGGTGGCTTAGATATTCGCCGCCCTAGTGAGATTCGTTACACGGATGGTATCTAAGATGACTGATTCTACCGAAGTTAACAATGATCAAGTCGAAGTTGAAAAGAAACCAGTTTCTAAGAAAAAGGTTTCTAAAAAGGCTAAGACCGAAGTTAAAAAAGATGACGGTACAGTAGTTCTTAAGAACAATCACGATTCAGATTTGAATTTACATACAGGCGTAAAACTTGAGGCTGGTAAATCAGTTCGAGTAGACGCAAATATGTTGAGTCATTATGTGATTGGTTGTTGGATTAAGGCGAAGGTCGTCGAAGTAGTTAAGTAAAGGGTGAAAGTATGAGTGCTAGTGTAGAGAGTTTTAAGGCTCGTTATCCAGAATTTAGCAGCGTATCTGATGCGCTAATAGAGCTGATATTCGAGGAGAGCGCTAGCATCTCATGCACCTTTCCAGAAGCAGACCGTGAGCGTGTATGCAGATTGCTTGCAGCTCACAGTCTAGCTATGGAAGGAGAGCCAGCGAGGTCTAATGCTATTGCATCGGGCAAACAAGGCGCACCAACGGGAACGGGTGCAGTTGTTGAGATGCAGGATGGTGACGTTAGAGTTGAATTCTCAGACGCACAAGCCAACGCTCTAAGCGCAGCAAGTGATAGAAGCGGATCATTGACCAAGTTTTACTTGCAAACGCCATACGGGCGCGATTACTTGGCTTTATTGAAGCGCAACGTGGGAACTTTTCGGGTGATCGGATGCCAGTAGCGAAAGTAAAGCGAAAGGTAAATATAAAGCTCCCTACTAAGATAAAAGGCCATAAACGCGTAAAGGTTGGATTTATACAAGGAACTAACCAAGACATTATTAATAGGGCTATCTGGAATAATTTTGGCACTGAAGAAGAGGTGCGACTGGTTGATGGTTCGCTCTCACCTTCTGAGGTTATCCCAGAGCGTCCTTTTATGGACAACGCACTCCTAGACAATAGGAAAAAATATAAGCGCGAAATGAAAAAAGCGGCTCGCAAGATAATGAAGGGAAAGCTCAGCACAGGCTTAGTGGTAAATCGGATAGGGATATTGGCCAAGGGTGATATTCAGCTAGAGATTATAAACCTCAAAGCCCCAAAAAACGCAGACTCTACCATTGAGAAGAAGGGAAGCGATAACCCCCTCGTTGATTCTGGTGAAATGGGAAATTCCGTGGAGTATCAGACTTTTGATTAACATAGATTTAGGCTTTGTGGTGGGCGCTTTTAGCAATAGCGACTTGATACACGTGGCAGATACGGGCGGCGATTATAACAAGAGGGGAAGATGGGTAAACAACCCAAGGCAAGAAGTTGCTTTTTGCGGCTCGGTGCAGCCTTTTAGGGGTTCAGGATCAATGCTTCATGATGTGCCAGAAGGCGTACGAAATGAGGCTAAGTTTAGACTTGATTCTGAGCGAGAAATTAACATTGACGATGTGGTTATATACGACGGCCTACGGTATCGAGTGTGTCACAAATTTCCAAGGGCTAGTAAATCATACAGTCGTGTAGCTTTAGCTCTACAAGAAGACAATAATGAATGATATCGATATTTGGGAGAGCGTCATTGAGTGGATTTGCACATTAACGGGCAAAACCACAATTATGGCGGCTGAGGGCAAGGATCGCCCCACTAAAGATTATCTAATGGTTAACTTGATTAACACGTTAGATGTAAGAGAGCATGCGCAATGCTTCGATTATGAAGCGCGAGAAAATGAACAAGGGTTAACGGAAATTGAAGCCATACCAGTTATTGAAACTGAGTGGATTTTTAGCGTTCACTCTTATAGCAATACAGATGCAACTACGTGCCTCAGAAAATTACGAGCAGCAAACCAGAACTATGCATCAATCACACGGCCTCCAGAGGGGTTAAATTATTTTGATGCAAAGCAAATAAATCATATTAATCAATATGTGAATGCACGCTTTGAGCGACGCGCAAACATGAAGATAAGTATGCGTGGATTAACTCGTGATGGATTGCTTATTAACACTATTGATCGCGGATCAGTTGAGGTTTGCGATCAAACTATTGAAGTATCAAGGATTGAGACGCCCGTCTCACTAATTGCAGGAATACAGACGCAGGAAGGCGTTTTTATTGCTACTCAGGAAGGCGAGAACATCCTCGTTTCAATTTAAATTAAAGGATAAATTAAATGACTTTACCGATTACCCGAGTCGTCAATGTGACGGCATCGAGTACGCCTGCACCTGCGGCAACGCGAGGCTTTGGCGTCACTCTATTTCTAACGTCTGTTGCTAAAGCTGGCATTCTTGACGCTGACAACTTGACGCGCGTTTACGGCTCTGTAGATGAAGTTCTAGTTGATTGGGACGCTACAGACCCATTTGCTATTGCATCTATTGCGGCGTTCAATCAGAACCCGCGCCCGTTGCAAATTAAAGTGGGTTTTTATGACTCTGCTGTTGTGGTAGATGCTGCTACAGCGATTGATGCTATTGCAGACTTAAATGACTTTGATAGCGCGTGGTACCGATTAACGGTAGAAGACACATTACGTGATACGCCAATCGTAGACGGTCTAATTAGCTGGGTTCAAACACAACCTAAGATTTTATATCTCGGCACGAATGATGAATTACATGAAGACGTTAGTGATACGACTAACGTTTCAGCGCGTCACAAGGGTACAGTTGATCGTACAGCTACATTCTATCATTCCGATGCATCACTGTATTTATGCGTATCTCAGGCAGCCTCAGACAGCACATTTAACTTCGATGATCCTAATTCAGCGTTCACTTCTAAGTTTAAGCGATTGGAGGGCATCACGCCCTTGAATATCCGAACTTCAGCGGTTCAAGCTATCACTGGTTTCACTCCAGCTTTAGGCCAATCAGTTGCAGCAGGTCATTGTGCAAATACTTATGTAGACATCGGCGGAATCAATCAAACAACTGAAGGCTCAACATTAACGCCTAATGTATTTCTAGACAAAATCGCGGCTTGTGATTGGGTTGTAGCGCGTACTGAAGAGGCAATTTTAAACGTCTTAAATCAAAACCAGATTGTGCAGTTTGATGATCGTGGCATTCAATTGCTAGTGAACACCGTACGATCTATTACAGACCGTGCGCGTGATGCTGGATTCATTGCTCAAGACATCGACCCAGAAACGGGCAACTTCTTAGAGTCAGTGATCATAACGGCTCCGAGCGCATTTGATGTGCCAGAAAGCCAACGTCAAGCGCGTATCGCCCCACCAATTCAAGTGCAGATGCGTTTCGCTGGTGCGATTCACTACGCAACTGTTAACTACTCAGTATCATTCTAAGGAGGCCATAACATGCCAATTAAATCTTCACATTCTTTCGCTGGCGTTGGTGCCGTCGTTGACGGCTTACAAGTTGACGGCTTCTGGGATGACGATAATTCAGTAGAAATTGCGCCTATTAATGACGAGGGCGAGTTATACATTGGACCAGATGGTTCAGCTATTTTCAACGCAACAGTTGAGAACGCTAAGACTGTCAAGCTAATGTTGCAGCCTAATAGCCCGACTCATGTTCAATTGCAGCAAAAGCTATCACGACAAAAGCTAGGTGTGCCATTACCGTTCCCTGTATCAGCGTTTAACCTTAATGCGGGTGAGAACGGTAATGGAAATAACTCATACATCATGAGCCAGCCATCACAAGGCTACGGCAAGAACGCAACAGTCCGAGAGTGGACGTTAGTTGTATGTGATTGGCGTGATGTGTAATGGCTGACACCAAGATAAACGGCGTAGAGTATCGAGTCTATGAATTAACTGGACTCGAAGCTTATAAGCTGCTTACTAGGCTCACATTAATTGCGGGTGCTGGCTCTCAGTACCTGCCATTAATTGCACGTTCAGCCATTGAAGAAGCGGCTGACGAAAGCGCACAAGGACTAGTGACTAATGCGACCACTCTAGCGGCTTCTGCTGCAATGATCAAAGAGGCTGGGGTTGATGAAATAATCAGCTTTAAGCGCGACGTGATCGAGATTGCAGAGGTAAAACAGCCTTCTGGTGAGTATCGCGTTGTGAACCTTGCGGCTGACTTCCGAGGCGATCTTAAAGGCGCTGAAGAATTGTTCAACTACGTTATCAAGGTGCAACTTGCGGATTTTACGCAAGGGAGCGAGGGCAATGGCCTAGTAGACTTAGCCATACTTCTAATAAGGGTAATCTCTCTGAACGAGAAATAAAAGCGCTTGCTCCCAATACCCCGTTTTTTGTCTTTCGGCCTGCGTTGTCAGACCCACCAATGTGCAGTTATCACGACTGCAAAAACTCAACATTAACCGAGCTTTTAGATATGCATGAATTATTGGATTTAAGATCGGCTGTGAATATGGCGGCGAATAATGCCAAGTGAGATAGCGCAAGAACTTATCACCATCTTAGGCTATGAGCTGGATGGTGAAGGTAAAGTTAAGAGGTATAATGAAGGTCTTAACAACACAGGCAAGAACGCTAATAAGCTAAGTAAAACCTTGAAAGGGCTTGCAGGTGCTGCTGTAGTTGGTACGGCGTTTAAAGTTGGCAAGGATTCATTTCTGGAGTTTGCCAAGCTAGAGCGACAGCTAAACCGCATCGGAATCACTGGTGAGGCTTCAGTTCAGGAGACCAAAGCTGCTTTAGAGACAATTCAAGGTCTTACTATTGATTTTGGATTTAGCAGTGTTGCAGAAGCAAGTGAGGCTCTAGATGTTCTTACTTCTTCAGGTATGAACTTGCAGAGCAGCTTGGAGTTTTTGCCGTCCGTATTGGCTACGGCTCAAGCTTCAGGCGCTTCCACTGCTGATATTGCTAACACGGCACAGAAGGCCTCCAGCGCTCTTGGCATTACTGCCGCTGAGATGCAAATGGCCTTTGACATTATGGTGGCTGGTGGTAAGGCAGGGCAATTTGAGCTTAAAGACATGGCTCAATTCATCCCCTCGCTGTCGAATCAATTTGCATTGCTTGGGAATAGCGGATTGGATGGGCTAAAGGAGCTTATTGTATTGCTTCAAACAGTGCGTGAGGACACAGGATCATCAAGCGCGGCGGCAACTCAGTTAGGCGACATATTCGGTAAGATACGATCCGATGAAACAGTAAATAAGTTTAAGAAGTTCGGCGTGAATCTTGACGCTGAGCTAGATGCAGCTACAGCAAGCGGTGAAGGCTTAGTTAAAGCGTTTATAAGAATATCTAAAGAAGCGCTAAATGGTGACCTAGACAAAATAGGAAAGCTGTTTGCTGATAAAGAGATGCGCTTAGGTATGGCGTCTCTGATAACCAGTGCTGACTCAGTGTCAAAGTTTTTTAATGTTGTCGATAATGCTGACGTTGATGGATCCGTGTTTAGAGACTTGCAGAGAGTCCTAAGTGATACGCAGGCAGACATTGATGAGCTTTCTGCTAACTGGGATATTTTAATGGCTAATCTGGCACAAGGAATTAGTGTTGTAGCAGTTCCTGCGATAGAGTCAGTAAACGAAGCCTTTGATGATAGGCGCTCTTTATCGGCGTTGCTTGAAGAGCAGAAAGCGATAGATAAGAAAAACGGCGTTGAAACTAGCTTTTTAGATGGAGTGCTAGGACGCGGAAGCGCACAGTCTAGACTTGCCGAAAGAATACTTGATACGCAGGGGATCGAAGGGCTTAGAAATTCCCCTTTAAATAAAGCAGATAAAAACGAAATATTAATAGATCGCGGATTTAGCTTTGCTGAAGCGAAATCGATAACAGATTCTAGTGATGATTCATTCAACGCAGACTTTGATAAAGACAGCATAAACTCAAGAGTTGGAGCTAAAGTTACAGATGATTCATCTAAATCTCTAGCAGGAAGTGAAGTTCAAGTAAAGCAGCCGCAAGTGTTGGATTTTCAGCCTAAAATAAATAGCAACATCAATCACGATAATCCTGCGCAATTACCATCTATAGATTTATCGCGAATTAATGATAAATTACAAATATTAAATGGTTCAGATGCTTCACAAAAGCTTAGCAACCAAACAAACATCAATAACAGTGGCAACGTTGGCGACACAAACATAAATATTGAGCAAAACGTTCAAGGCGCCGTTAATGCGCCGTCCGCCCTTGCTGATGCGAGTGCCGAGGCCGTAGCAGGCGCTATTTCTTCACGTAGTCAAATACAAGCAGACCCAGTGACGCCATGAGTATTATCTTAACTAATAGGAATATTGGCGCGCTGCAAGTGAATGCGGTTCTTAGCGAGAATCACGAGTCTTTAGCAACGATAACTGAGAACCCAATAGAGCGAGGCGCAAGCATAAACGATCATGCTTATGTTGAGCCTAAGACGGTAACACTGGATATTGCAAACGAGAACGCGGCGGAATCGTATAGTGATTTAGTACGCATACAGGCCGCATTCGATCCGCTAACTATTGTTACTGGTTTATTGATCTACAGCAATATGTTGATAGAAAGCATCGCCACAACAAGAGATAATCGAACAAATCGAATATTGCGAGCACAGGTAACACTTACAGAGGTGATTATCAATGGGACTCAATCAACACAATCTACTGTAAACACTCAGACCGATTCCATTGGTGAATCTATCGATCCAGTAGTAAACGATCAAATAGCCCCAGTGTTAGAGCGGGGTGATACTAATGTGATTCAAGCTGACGATGCAACCGCCGCAAATGTTTTGAATAGTATTTCTGGGGGCGCTTAATGGTTCAATTTGACATTAGAGATGCAGGAAGGCAGCAATTCTCAGTAATTATAGATCAGCGCAGGGTGACAATTCTATTGTCATTTAATCACGTGGCGAATAGATGGTTTTTTGACCTAGCTTTGGATGGTGAATTTGTTTTACATGGACGTAAGGTCATCACTGGCGTTGATTTAATTAGAAACTTTGGCTTTGGTGTAGGCGGAATTATTGCTTATTCACCAAACGGCAACCAGCCAACAAGACAGAGTTTCATCAATGGTGAATCTGGATTATACAGCGTAACTCAGGATGAAATAAATGAGGCAATTCGGGCGTAAAGTACGTGTGACATTCGAGGGCAATGGCGGATCATTAACGGTAAATCCAGATGATAGCACCAATGTTCAGCAAAGAGTGTATGCAACAATCAGCAAAAGTATCACAGGCTCCGCTAACATCTCAGAGCTGCACATATACAACCTAAGAGAATCTAGCCGCAATTTGATCGGGCGCGAGTTCACAAACGTCACGATTGAAGCGGGTTATATCAATGAATCTGGCAACTCAGTTGGTCAGATATTCAGAGGCCAGATAAGAGACCCAGAACACTACTGGGAAGGCGCAGACTTTATCACAAAGGTGATTTTAGGCGATGGTGAGCAAGCAATACGCCGCGCAACCATAAACCGCACCTTTGAGGCGGGAACAACAGTAGAAGAAGTTGTAGAACAGCTTTTCTTGGAGCTGGAATCACAGGGTATATCAAGGGGTGAGCGACTTTACCCAGAAGAAATAGAAACGTTCGCAAGACCTTACAGCGTGTCTGGATCAGTTAGAGCAGAGCTTGATAAATTAGGCCGTAGTCATAATTTCTATTGGTCTATTCAGAATAACGTTTTTGAGGTTATGCCACACAATAAGTGGTTACCTCAAACCACGCTAGTTAATCAAAATACTGGAATGATCGGTTATCCAAAATTAACGGATAACGGAATAAAAGTAACATCATTAATTAATCCGCAGGTTAGGCCGAATCGGTTAATTCAAGTCGAATCTGATTTCTTAGACTTGAACGCTGACAACGGTCTATACCGTGTTGGACATATTGATTATCAAGTTGATAGTCGTGGTGGGCAAAATAGCCCGTTCTACATGACGATGCATGCTGAATCTATCAAGGATGGCGAAGTTGATGAGGGCGAAAGATGAGCGGCTATACTGGCAAGACTAACGCCCGACAAGATGAGACTATGGCGCTTATCGCTCGCTCTGAATTAGAGCGTTTATTTGGTGAGATGGCAGGGGAGATTGTTAGCTTTAATGCTGAGAATCAAACAGCTGAAATTAAGCCCTTGTATATGCCAAGGCATAACGGCGTTCCTGTTCAGTTGCAGAATTTACTTAAAGTTCCTGTTAGGTTTGATCGCGTTGCATGTGGCGGCCTTACCTACCCAGTAAAAGCGGGTGACAGGGTTAATTTGCGGCCTCAGATGCGCTCCACTCAGAACTACCACACGAACGGGCAATATGTAGCTAGTGATGCCCGTGTAATGTCTCTGTCTGATATGGAAGCATACATTGATGGCGGCGAATCTCTGATTGATCCAATCGAGAATTTTGATGCTGATAATTCACACCTAAGATTCAATGATTCGGGTGAATTTGGCTTACGTGGATCACCAGATGGTCGCATGGAGTTCAATTTAGCAGCAGGCGATTTGATTGATACGTTAGCGCAAGTTTGCGAAGCATTAGCCGCCAATCAGACCATTGTGACTAGCGGCTCATCGGCTGGCATTCACCAGCATTCACAGCAAAGCCAATTCCAACAATTAGCGCAAACATTGAGGGAAATGGAATTATGAGTCATTCAATATGGGCAATGCGTCCAAACAAGGACGGAATACAGGATTTATACATTGAGAACGGCAATTTTGCAGTAGCGAGAGATGCCGAGGCGATTAGTCAGCACATTAGCTACCGTCTTAAATTTTTTGAAGGCGAGTGGTTCTTGAACTCCGCCACTGGCGTTAGTTGGTTAACAGATATTCATGGCAGACCTCTAGACAGAACGCTATCAGAGGCAATCATTAAATCAGCAATTGTTGACACAGACGGCGTTACATCTATCACTAATTTTTCAGTAAACTTTAATTCCAGAACAAGACACATTTCCACTGATTCGATCAGTGTAAGCACCATATACGACGAGGTTTAATGATGCCATACGGAGTGCAACCTACAGGGTTTGTTATAAAGCCTCGTGAAGTAATTTTAAGAGAAACAGAAGCGTTTATCACTACAGAAGACAACGCGGATTTAATTCAGACTCCAGAAAGCCCTCAAGGGGTATTTAATGGAATTTTTGCAGATGCCATTGGTGAGCAATGGGAACTTGTTGCATCACTTTATTCATCGCTAGACCCTGACATAGCAGAGGGTGTTGGATTGGCCTCACTTGGCTCTATTCGCAATTTAAGGCAGGGTGGATTGACCGAGACAAACTTTAGGCGTTCGATAACTAATGAAGGCATTACAAGGATAGATTTGCAAGACATTAACTTGGCGGTTTCTGGCTTGGAGGGTGTCACATATTCGCAAGTATTCGTTAATGATAGCGGTCAATTTAGCGACGATGGATTGCGAGATGGTGAGTTAGCCGTAGCAATTATTGGCGGCGAAGATGAAGCAATAGCGAGCGCATTAAGACAGCTAATTGTGGCGGGTGTTGATACGTTTGGCAATCATCGCGTCACGTCTATTGTCGATGGGTTCTGTCGGTCAATTAATATCATTAGACCGATTATTATTGAGCCTACATTATCAATCACTGTTAGAGCCTTTCAGGACGCGCAAGGATGCCCGCCGCCATCGGTCACTGACATTACCGCGTCAATTATTAATGGCTGGAATGACAGTGCGCTAAATGGTCAAGACGTTACACACTTTACGCTCAGATCATTGGTAGAAAAAGCGTTTCCAAATGTGGAGCTTGTTAGTTTTACTGGTGTGCGAGATGGAATTACACAGACTCTTAATCAAGACGTTGATATTGCCTTTATTGAGATAGCAAGACTGCTAGGCGAAAACGTGAGGGTAACGAGAGTATGAGCTTTAATCTACAAAGCATAGAAGATCGCTTGTGCAGATTGCCTACTCAGTACCGAGAAAGTCCAAAGTTTAAGAACTTAATCACGGCCTCATTGATTCAAATTCAAGAACTGAACGAGGTTATTTGCAGCATTCCGTCATTCTTTAATCTGAATGATTCGGTGGGTGATCAGCTCACAATAACAGGAAAACTGATGGGCTTTCGTCGTGAGCATTGTGTATGTACGACACAGCCCGTTTACGGCTTTCAGTGCCCAGATGGCAGCAACCTAATGCAGGTGGTTGGATTCTGTGATGAAAACGGAGTTTGGAGCGGGTGCGATAACAGCGGAACGGGAACAATTACCATTACGGATGATGAAGTATACCGACGTCTATTGCAGTCACGTTCGATTCAAATGGATTCACGATTCGACCTAGCAAGCTTATGCGAAGCAGTCATGATTCTATGGGGTGAGCAAGCATCGGTTGTAGAAGACTCGAACAACACAGTAACCATATCAATTGGTCGTGAGCTAACCCCTCAAGAGCAGACTTTAATACAGATCTACCCGCGCGTGTTGCCTGTATCGCCAAACATACAGATCAGATTTAGCTTTGGTGTTCCACAGGGAATATTTGGTTTTGGCGAGGGCTTCTCAGGCTTCTGTGAAGACATGGAGTTGCAATTAGTTCCTATCCTAGACAATGACGGAAATCCAATTCTAGGCAACGACGGGAACGAGATTTCAATTTACCAATCTGTGCCGACAACTGAAGGAATAGAAGTGCCAGTCCTCACAAACGAGGGTGACGCCATACAGACCAATGAAGGAAACGACATAATTTTATCAATTCAACCATTCGAATCTGAATGGTTATGTAAGACAGACGTAGCGCCTTACGGGTGCATTTAAAAGGAGCTTAAAAAATGCCTAATTATAACCCTGCATTCGCGCAGGATAACCCATCGCGCAGATTGCCTAATGCCTCGGAAGAGTCTCTGGGAATGTCTTGTGGTGCGGCGGACTTAGACCTCATTAACGGTCTTTTCAACAAATGGGAATGTGAATTCAATTCGATTATTGAGGCAGGCGGCGTTGATCAAACAATGGCGCGAAAAACCACAGTTTTAGAAAGCATTCAGAATCTGATTGCAAGCGCTACAGGAGTTGGTGATACGAGTCAGTTTTTTCTAACGGCTCAAGCACAATCACGATTGCCAATCTTTCCTGAGGTGCTCAGTGCTGACGGTCGCATTAATGTGTCATCACCAGCGTCGGGTACTGTGCGAATCCCCAGTGGAGTGAGCTTTAATCATAGAGGTTCAAGCTCTTTCATCACGACAGAGGAAAACTACCCTACTGATCCCAGCACCATTTATCACATCCGATGGTCTCTAAGTGGCGGATTCTCTATTAATGACTTATCCGATGCAGCATACAATCCCAATGGACTAGCAGAAACAGACGTGCAATTCGACACAACATACGATGACATGCTAATTGCTCGGGTTGTCACGAATTCTAGTAATGTTGCCAGCATTACCAATCTAGTTAATCTGCCAGAAATTATATTCGAAGGAGACACGTCTGGAATCGACCCAGACGGGTTTGAGGACAATGTGCCACCTTCGCAAATTGTAGCATCGGGAGCTGACTCAGAGATAGTAACAATGAATTTATCAAGGAAGCCGCAAGTATTCCTAACTGACTTAGTGGACGTACTGGTTAGTCCTGACGGAGTGGAAATTAGTTGCGGGGTTAGAGGGCTTAGTCGCTATCAAGTGCAAGCATATTATCAAAGAACAGACGCCGCCATTGGTTCGGAAGGCGCTGTAATCGGCTTTTCAGGGAGAGCTTAATCATGACAGGCGTATTCATACCAAACCTAGTACCAGTTGACGAAAATCAACTGACAGACGCGGCGCTTATCCCGATTGGGGAATCTGGCGTATCGGGTAATTCCATCTCTATTTCATCTCTTAGAGATGTTCTGAGAGATGGCGATGTAAACGTAGTTCCAAACCTTGCTGGGCTTCTAAGTCCTAGTTTAGTGTTAGGGTCAGGGGTTTATTTTTTATTGGGCGGCGTAGGTGCTGGTGATGGCTTAGGTGGCGATTATGTTTATAGTGCGGTCACACCTAAATCAGATCACGATGGCGTTAATGTCATTAGTCAAACCGTGCCATTTAATGGAACGATTGCAGGGATTGATGATTTTAATAATGGCGTGGGTGAGACGGATGTAACTGGTATTGGTGCGTTTATTCGCATTAGCAATGTTGATCCTGAAGTGGTCGAAGATCCTGTGTCTTTTATTGATGATTTGCGAGCGTTAACGCCAACAGTTGACGGTCAAAAACATAATTTGATAGGCCACACGCAAGCAGGCTTAGGCGGGGGCGTCTTCTACTACGATGCTAACGACACTTCAAGCCTAGATGACAACGGGCTTGTGATCGTTACCGTAACAGGTGAGCGATTTAAGCGTGTTTTGCCCAAAGGAATTGCAACACCTGAGGACTTTGGTTTTATCTCAGGTGATGGCACAGCAGAGGTTAAGGCGGCAGCTGAAAGTGGCTATAAGTGCCTGATAAATAGACCAATAAGTATTGACTCAATCAATGTTGCAACTCGCTGCAATATCACAATAGACGCTGACCTTACCCTGTTGACTCCAGGCACGGTAAATGCTCGAGGATTTGTTCTTTCGGGTGCTGGATCTGTTGTAATTAATAACGCCGTTATTGATGGAGCCATGACTTCTCGATCCGTGTTTCAAGTTGTTGCGGATGATTGCACGGTACATGCTGGCAGAGTAAACAATATTAGCGCTGATGCTGCTAGTACTCCGTCGGTGTCTGGAATTGAAGTGGCTAATGCTAACGGCTTTGTAGGTTCAATTAATGGCCACAATCATGTCAATACAGGACAGAATAATGTCTCTGTACCACGATTAATATCAATTAATGGAACCAGTAAGGACTTCCACATTACCGAAGCTAGAGGCGTCGATGTGAACGTTGGCGTACTCAGAGGAGGCAGCTCCGATGAGGCAGTAGGCAGAATCGATCTAATCGACGTGCAAAACTGCGAAGATAACGGACTCTATAATTTAAGCGGCACGGTATCACTTGGAACTATTGTTTACCGAGGCAATGAGGAAGCAGTAGTTCAGAGCGCAATAGCAAATATTGGCAAAATCGAGACATACGGCGCAGGCAATACAGCTTTAGCTATTGATGACGCGGTTTATACAAATGTAGACAGCATTGTAACTAATTTGGTGGATGGCGGTACATTGCAGCCAATCCGAGCAAGAACGGGCAACGTGACTACGGGCGTTGTAAATATTGGCTCAATTACTGGTGAGATAATCGATGGGAACGTATTTGGTCTAAACAACGGCGTAATTGAAGATCTAAATATAAGTACAATTGATTTGACATTTTACTATACAGGCGGCACAACAGTGTTGAGTCAGTTAATTGATCTTGGTGCTGTGCAGCGTTTTAATGTTGGCTCAGGTGGTTTTAAGATTGATTTCGTTGACACTACCGACACGCTATCATTCAATAATAGGCCTCAATTGAGATTGCCTTTAGTTACTGCAGCATCCCATTTGCATCAAGTTGATTTCCAGCCATTCGAATCTGACGGAATTACTAGGACTACTGTTGAATTTAGAATTGTAAATCCAAAACAGGAATTTTTAACGTCTTGCGGTCTACGCCTTCAGGTTCTGAATAACATTGTCTATGGTCGCGAGGTTGATTATGGAGCGCCAGATACGATTGATGCGCCTGCGAATTTAACGCAAGCTACAAGCACAGGATTCTGGACGGCTGGCGAAGATTATGCATTAAACGGCGCAACCGCCGCACCATTTAGGGCGCGAATCACCTCATCGGGTGAGGGCGTATCAGGAACACCGCCCACAATCGTCACATACTAATCACACAGGCCGCTTAATTGCGGTTTTTTTATGTCTATGAAAAAAGAACTGATTAGCAAATTAATCGGCGTTGAGGGCGGGTATGTAAATGACCCGTCTGACAGCGGAGGAGAAACTAACTGGGGTATCACTAAAGAGACCGCAGTACGCAATGGATATTTAGGCGAAATGCGTGACATGCAAAGAATCACAGCCTTTGATATTTATGCGGATGAGTATTGGAACTCAATAAATGGTGACGGCCTTTTTAGGCTGTCTAAATCTATTTGTGAGGAGGTTTTTGATGCTGGCGTTAACGCTTCTCCCGTAAGGGCGGCTCGGATGCTTCAAAGGGTGCTGAATGTTATGAATGATCGGCAGCGGCTTTATTCAGACATTGTTGTTGATGGCATCATCGGCAACGTCACCCTAACGGCACTTAGCGCTTACTTAAAGATAAGAAGTGAAAAAGTATTACTTAAGGGTCTTAACTGCCTTCAGGGCAATTATTACATTCAGCTATCAGAAAATCGCGAAAAAGACGAACGCTTTATTTATGGATGGCTTAACAATCGAGTGGAATTATGAAAGTAACATGGAATAGTGTTGGTCAATGGATTCAAGACAACACATCAAACGGGGTAAAGCTGGTTGGATCTTTAGTTAGTGGTAACGTGCCTGCGGCGATTGCTGCGGGGGTATCAATGATTACAGGCGCAACAGGCACTGATAACCCAGACGAAGCGCTGGCGGCGCTACAGGGTGACCCAGAAGCCGTGTTGAAGCTGCAACAGCTTTATATTGAAAACGAGCAGAGCGTCCGCGCACACCTCGAAATAATGACACGCTTTGAGTACGAAAACGATCAACACGAACACGAGCAAACTCAGATCACCATACGTGGCGGCGATGTTGCACTAGATGAGCGTATTCGCTGGACTCGCCCAAAGATGGCAAAAGAAAGCTGGTTTGCAACAATCGCTTATGTATTTGGCTGCTGGGGTGTGCAAGTTTTAACGCAAGCGGATTATTTCAATATTTATATTGCGGGCATCTTGTCGTCCCCAGCTTGGGCTTATCTTGGCCTAAGGACTGGCGATAAGTTTGCCCTTGCGTGGAAAGACAAAAAATAATGCACGACATTGTTATTTATCTTTTTACGGGTGAGAGCATTCACCTTTTAAGCTATGCGCGAGGGTTCGTTAATGAGCCTACGTGCGTGGCTTATATGGCTGAGAATAGCGAGAAGATTTTAGATTTTATCGAGGCGCATAACATGGATTATGACTATAAAGTCATTCACTGCGCACTCACACAAAAAACTTAGGGGAAGTATGACAGTTAAAACTTGGGTTGTAGAGAAGATGATGATACCAGTAATAACAGCCGCGTTTGGCTTAATTGGTGGCACTGTCTGGAGTAATCATGGGGATATTGCAACCTTAATGGAAGCAGACAAAACAAAGACGGTGGTAATGCGCGACATGCTCTCGGTGATGCAAAAGTCACAAGATGATATTGTTGATATTCGGGTGCAGCAAGCACTCAACGGATCTGCAATTAAGATGCACGACCATACCCATTAACCAGATATTGCATAAGGAATATTATGACTAAGCAAGAATACATGAATTTATTTTACCCAGTTGTTGAGCGTGTTTGTGAATACGCTGTAAAAATGGAAGAGAAGCACGGCGAAGGAATCACACACACGCAAGGTGATGTTTTAGCGGCGGCGGGGCATTGCATCTCTGAGTATAGAGGCAAGCCAAACGAAGACGGCGAAACGCACGCGGTTGGTGGGTTGCTTCGATTAATGAAAGTGGTACTTGATGACTGTGAGTAAATTATCAATAAGTCTTGAAACGGCTTGGCGAATAGTTGAAAACTGGGAACATGCAGACAGCCTAGGCCATGCAATGGCAATGTCTGGAATTAAAAACAAAGACCCTAGATCATGGAACCGCCACAGACGTAGCGCTGAAGAATTGACGGGCGAAACTTTACCCCCAATCAACGACAAGCACGCCACGCATAAGAATATCGTTTGTCCTTCTACCCTTGATTTATCCAAGGCAAGAAAGCACAAGGATTTTATAGTAACCTCGCTCACGAATAACTCACCAATAGCTAAATGCTTTTTGAAGTCTTTAGAGCTGTTTGCTGAAAGGGTGAGCGGTCAATTATTGGTTGTGCCTGTTAAGTATCATAACAAGGAAGTGATCAAAGACGACGATTACTTTTCATGGGATAGTTTAATATATAAATACGCCTTGCTCAAGGACTTGAATATTGGCAAAAATCTTGTGATCTCAGCGCACAGAATGCGCCCTACGGTTGTAAATCCTTTGGCTGGCAAACAAGCATTAAGTGGCACAAGAAGCGCCGTATATGGACACCCACAAATAGCACTCGATTCAGTGGCAACGCCGAAGGATGAAATGCCTAAAATGATGATGACGACAGGATCATTAAATAAAGGCGTTTATTCGGCAACTAATGACGGCGGGAAGGCTGCTTTTAATCATTCTATTGCAGCGGTTTATGTAAAAAAAGTTGGCTCTAAGTTTTTCTTTATACAGCTAATGTGGGATGGTGAAGGCTTTCAGTTTTTAAATGAATACTGGACGCCTGAAGGGGTAGAGCTAAGAGACATTGGCGCTATCGTGCACGGTGATATACATGCAGACCACGAAATTAAGTCAATTACAAAATCTAAATTAAGATTAATTGATAAGCTAAAGCCGCATAGTCAAGTTTTCCACGACTTGCATAATCAATCGGTAGGCAGCCACCATAATAACCTAGTGGCTAACATGCAATTAGCAGATCAAGGTCGCTTGCGTGTTGATGATGAGGTAAAGCTATCTATTGATTATATTGAAAGGCTGGGCAAGGGGACTAAAAATTATATTGTTGGTGCAAACCACAACGACCACCTTGATCAATGGCTGAATAAATACAAGCCACAAAACGACCCTATAAACGCTCGCTTTTATGGCTGGCTACTGGAGAAGATAGGCAAGGGCAAAAGTGCTTTGCAAGTCTGCTTTGATGAATGGGGATGCAAGGAACATTACGAGTTTGCAAGCCGTAACAAGCGCTTAGATTTACACGGCATTGACTGCTCACAGCATGGCGATAAAGGCGCGAATGGCTCAAGGGGTAGTGCGGTTGGCTTTGCTCGGTCAATGCTTAAAACAATGATTGGTCATGGACACTTTCTCAAGATTTATCAGGGATGCTGGCAAGTGCCTACAAGTACAGATTTGATGGAATATGCCAGTGGATATTCTAATTGGTGCATTGGTGAGGGCTTGATATACACTAACGGCAAACGCGCATTAATAGTTCATATTAACGGCAAGACCATTGCTGACTACGTTTAACCGCTTGGCTATGCGTCCTTAATGATTCCTAAGCTATTTAGGCGCGACTTGAGTGCCTATCATCCCAGCTTTCTATAATTTCAGTTTCACCATTTTCTGCATGTATATGATCAGCATTATCGTACCTTAAGCCAAGAACATACGGGTGTATTAAATCAGGGCTGCTGGCTCCGTCATTGTCGCGCATTTTTTTCGACACTTCTTCATCTAAATCTATTAGAAGTTTTAACGCTTCTGCTTTCATCTCTCACCTCTCAATAGTAAACACAGTTATTTACTTTAATGTAATAGTTAATTTATTTGTTTGCTTATTGATAAACCTGCATCCCTTCATGCTCATAGCCTTCCTGCAAGCCTAGTATTGATACCCATGAAATATCCCTTAGATCGCAGCTATTAATGTGTGATTCTTTAAACTCAGATGAGTTGCATTCTATCTCGCAAAAATAACTACTGCATTGACCGCTTACGGCGTGCTCAAAAAAACCTTTATATTTGATAATTAAGCCATCTGGTAATACTCTATAATCATCTAGCACTGTAGGGTGGTTTAATCTTGGAATTATATCTGATGCCCCAGCAGGAATTGATTCTATAGTGAAATTATGCACGATTCTGTATAGGTCTGGATGCCTGAAGAAAACCAACATATCAAACCCACTATCAATAAACTTCTCTATCTTAAGCCTTTTCATTTTGACTCATCCTTTTTTGCCTTAATTCTAGCCCTGCGTAATCTCTGCTCTTCTGCACGGCTACCTCTCACCCTTGTGTCTGGTTTGCGCTTCTCTACATAGCCCTCTTTAGCTCTCGATTTAGCTTTAGCCTTGCGATCATACTCGCGCCGCTTTTCGGCCTCTTCTGGGGTTAATTCGCTTATTGGTTTTCTTGGCATATTATTCTGACTTATCGGTTATTTTTCGTATATGGTGCATCTATAGTAACCCTCATTATTCTGAGACTTCCTGAAGGCGTCAACACACATTTTTTCCGATGCGTGTGTCCCGTCCAATGTGTCCATCCATCGATTTTGATTCATGAATATTTTCTTTAGTGGTCTTATATCTTTATTTGTTAAAGCTACAGCCCAAGTTTCCCACTTGAGCGTAGTTTCACGAGATTCATGGACGTTAGACCTTTCAACCACCACGCGAGTTTGAATGCAATACATTATCAGGCCACTTATTAGTTAGGAAGTCTTAAGCGTGAGTGATCCGTTTTTTCGGCAGGATTAAAGCCCATGAATCGCTTTCGTTTAATCGGAATGTAACATTTATTGTAGTCGCACCACTTCTCATTCTCGAAAGTGATAGGAGGCTTCTCTTCAGACATGCGCCACTTAGACCATCCGCGAGAATATCCATTGTAGCCATACTCTCTGTTAAACCACACACCGTTAACCCCGCGCGCCCACTGCGAAGTGGTTCCATAGCTTCCATCAGATATGTAACTTAGATTTGCTTTCATTTGTATTTACCTTTGTTCGTTGCGTTGTTTCAATAAATACATATTAATCGATTGTGTAACCCGAGTCAACACTTTATTTGATTCATTCTTGATTTAATCCGTCTTGTTTCGAATTAAATCATTATAATCAATATCTTATTTCTTGATCGTGTTTTGATCATTCATAATCACACCTCACCCCTTCAATAACATTCATACTTAATTCGTCAGCATAGTGTGCGTAATTGCTGGCTAGGCCGATACATTTGATTGTTATATTCAAGGCATCTTCACCATCTAGCGAGATATCTTTTTGTAATTGCGATTTAGTTCGAGACTCATCGATAAAATATAAATTTTGGTCATCAACTAAATCATCTTTTGTTGTTGTATGAACCTCCCAAACAAACCCGTTAGGCATCACGTCAACAGATATGAACTCTTGTATGCGGGTAGATGGACGACAATTACGATAATAATATCCACTATTATCTCCGTATCTATCAATATCTGTGGTATTTATTTCCAGCAGACTAGAATAAATCGAGTAATCTATGTTTCTACCCCAAAACTCAAACAGCATATTATGCTCTCGTTCTGAATCAGCTATGGCGCATGTGTAATCTATTTTATTCATAACTACCTCCTACAGGGCAACAGCCCCTTGTTAAGTTTGTTGGTTATTGGCTACTTCAAATTCGTCTTTAGACATATAACCAAGATATGAAACCCCCATTAAAACCGCAGATTGCGAAAGGTGGGCATAGCCTTTGTTTTCATTGATGCGATTCATGTTCAAGTTCTTGCAATCATAGCCCGTGTACGTACTGGCGATTACTTGGCTGGAGTCTTGAACTTCACTAAATGTGAAGGAAAACCAGTGCTTTTGTTCTTGTTTCATAATTCCCTCTCTATGGGGTTATTGGTTAGCGCTTTAATAATTGATTCTTTAAGGGCGTGGTTATGTTGCTAATAGTAGCCTTGCTCAGTGCACGTATTGCCTCATAGCCATCTTGCCCAAAAAGTTTGGCAAGTGAGTCCTCATCATCAATTAAATCAAAATCAATAGACGAAAACTTATTCATAGCATCGTGAAAAACACTGATCAACTCTTCATTAGTTTCATCGTCAGATATTGTGCTTTTATCATATCTGCCATTATTAACTGTTTTAATTTCTTCAATAATAAAATCTAAAACTGGTTTCATTTTATTTAACATTTCAAAATCTCGATGTTTATTTTCACGTCTAAGTAAGCACTCAATAGCTAAAGCGGCTTGTGTCATCACTTTTTTATCTCCGCGCTCAAATCTTCTTCAATTTCATCATCATCAACATCACACCATGCTTCTAGTTCGTCATCCCAGGCGTGAACGCCGCCAAAGTTCGTATGGTCTCGCATGAGTCCTTTATCTTGAATAAATAATGTGTAGTCTGCGATTGTGTTAAGTGCTTGTGCTGCTTCTTTCAATGTTTCAAACTTACACCTAAATGATAAAGTGACTGAAATTTCTGGACAGAAAAACATCTCATATTTACCACTCATACTGTCACCTCCGCTTTATTGTCTTGTTTATCTTTGTTAATTGGTTCAATGTAGCCGCAATTACTGTTTTTGAATCTCATTACTGATAGCGGCAAATTTTGCGTGTTTGATGATCTCTGTGTGTCGTTATAATTTCTTTGACAGCTATCATTTCCGCACTCAGTCATGCACCATGATTTATCTTTAAATGTCCTCATCTGTCACCCCGTTTAACTCGTTTAGTTTCTTGCCTATTGCTATTAGGTGACGGCCTTCTAAGTTCATTGTGTTGTAAATTTGCGTCCACCAATTTAACTCATCATCTTTGAATATCTCTCCGACAACCATTTCATCAATCGTGATGGCAAAATTACCCGAGAATAGCCTTTTCACAAACTCAATCATTGCTTATCTACCCCTTCAGTCTTCGAATACCAAGCCGCATCGCATTCTAATGTTCTATTCCTGCGGTCTGAACTTGTTACCATGATGTTTGTTTGAGAATACCCAGATGGATATGCTTGCACTTTAATCACACTCCGCACCAAGTCTTTATCTTTGGGGTAAAAGTCCGTTACCACCTTGTCGCCAACATGAAAGTCAATCATTGTTTATCTCCTTTCTTGATTAGGATTAGGTCAGAGCATAAGCAGTCGTCAGTTAATCCGCCTTTAAATTCAACCGAAACAAAAGGGTAAAGATAGTCGTCACAATCAGTAATCACGCCTTCTTTTTCTATATTTACTCCCCACACAATATCCCCCGCATTAAACTCTGTTGTTGGTACTAGGTTTACTTCGAATGATTTAATTTCATTTGTCCATCCAGAAATTAACATTGAGTAACCCATTTCAGACACGCCAATACATAAGTCATCAAATGTTTCGCAATGAATGCAAATGTCATCCATCATGCAAACCTCAACACTCGCTACCTTCACATCATCAAGCAAGGCTCTTATTGTTTCTTCTTTGGTTGTGTTCATTGGTTTATTAATAATATTATCTATTTAATTAGACTTGAACATCCAATCCTCTTTAATAAGGGTTGGTATAAGTTCTCCATCAACAAACGGCTCCAATACTTCAGAGCAATTTAGCTTTTCCTCGCTTTCGAATAGCAAAACAATGGCGTCTTTACTAAACTTTATCGAATGAATTTCTCCTTCATTTATGTGATAAATATCGCCAGCAATGTAGCTAGACTTAAGGCTGTAATAATTTGATACATCTACCTCTTTTTTGTCATACTCGCCAAACTCTTTTGTCTTTACTATTTCAGAAAGTAAAAAGCTTTCCCCTGAAGTGTCATCATCTGCTTCTATCCACATGAAATTCTCAACTTTCCCACGTAAAACAATTGATAGTAAATCATAGGTGTGTGAATGCGGGGTTATTTCCTGCCTTTGATTTCTACTGGCAGAAAATAACCTAACTTTCCCGTTATCAATCATGGAAGAATTTAGGCCAGCGACAATGTAATTGTCTATGCTTTGGCCTTTCATTTGCTCTAAGAAATCAGAGATTTTATCGCATTGAAACTTATTCATAATTCACCATTAAGGTTATAGCGCCCCGTTATGAGGCGCGTTAGG